TTCGAAAAAAGTGACGAAGAAAGAAGTTGCTTGTTCGTGCGTGGAAGTTGCCTTACACGAATGGTTTGCACACGGACGCGAGCATTACGAAATGCGGCGTCAACAATTAATTGCAGCTTGTGCCGAAGATGAGAAACTCGTTGTGGAAGCGTTGAAATATACGTTTGACGACCGAGTTGCTAAATGGAAAGAAGGCAATTTAAACCAATTCCTCACAGAAGAGGAAACACTTGACGAGGAGGAGAATGATCCACAATCGTCAGGAGAACAGTCGTCACTGGATACTGAATCTGATGCAGATTTAGCTTTGGCGCATTTATTATACACATCTTTATGTGGAGGTGGGATATATGCATCACCCATCTCAAGACCCCCCTACCCTGACAACAACAATACCCATTTGATTGGAAGCAGCAACCCCTCAGCTGATGAGAGGGGGTCCGGTCCGAACGGTCACGATTCGGAGGCAGGAGAGAGCGCCAGAGACTCTCACAGTCCACAATGTGTTGCGCCTGATACATTCCCACAACCGCGTGTACGCCCTAACAGAGTGCGTGCGCCTACTATGGGTACATTATATCATCAGGTTCGCTGCGCACAAGGGATTCTAAATTCGCTTGAACGGAATTTGCAAGATTTGCTGATCGCGTCGGTGGAAGATGAACCCCAACACGTGTCAAGAATGGCTATACATTTTGAGGATGAAATTCAGACAGTTCCGTCATTTTCACAATTTGACGATGCTGATTCGCCTGGACAATATGATGACGCAATTGAACCACAATCTGCAGAAGAACATCCTATGGCTGATTCTGAAGCCGCTGAACCTAGTGCTCAAACGCCAAACATACAATTCACAGATGCACATCCTGGTTTCCACGATTCAAGAGGTACTATGATGGACCCTTTACGGGGTTCTATACCTGATGATGAAGTAGCACTAGACAAGTTCTTTATGAGACCAATCAAGATAAGAGACTATGAATGGGAAATAAATTCTAATCTCAACGAAACTTTTGATCCATGGGCTTTATATTTTGAGAATAAGCGTGTTATTAACAAATTGGCAAATTATCGACTTATGTCAGCCACGTTGCACGTCAAGTTTTTATTGAATGGAACAGGTTTGCACTATGGGAGAGCTTTAGTGTCCTATAGACCATTAGATGATTTTGATGCGTTGACCATCAGCACTCCATCGCAAAATGGATTGTGTTTGGCTTCACAACGACCTCATTTGTATTTGAATCCAACTATTTCCCAAGGGGGGTGTTTAACGTTGCCGTTTTTTACACCCTTCAACATGTTGGATATTACAACTGCTCAATGGAGACAAATGGGACAAATTGACATTAATTCTTTGACCACATTGAAACATGCGTCAGGATCACCAACTCCAATACGCATATCAGTGCTGGCTTGGGCAACAAATGTCACGTTGTCAGGATTGACTACACAAAATCCTGCTCTTATTGTTCCACAGTCATCTAGTGAATACACTGGGATTTTATCCAAACCAGCTTCTGCTGTGGCGAAAATTGCGGGTGTGGTTAGAGACATCCCAATGTTGTCAAGATTTGCAATGGCTACTGAAATTGGTGCCAGTTCGATTGCATACATGGCAAATTTCTTTGGTTTTTCTAAACCTCCGGGTATGCACCCTGGAACTATGACTGTAGTGGCGAACGATAACTCTATCAACTGCGATGGACGGAAAAGTTTGCACAAACTGACGGTAGATTCACAACAAGAATTAACAGTGGATCCTGCAGTGGCTGGCTTAGATTCTGTGGATGAACTTACTATTTCTAGTATAGCCACGCGCGAATCATATTTGACTCGTTTTAGATGGCAGGAGTCAGATGATCCAGAGAAACTTTTGTTCAACGCAGTTGTAGATCCAGGTGTCATAAGATGGAATGAAGCATGGACTTCTGAGATAGCAATGACATCATTGGGATTTGCTGCAACACCTTTTTTATATTGGCGTGGATCAGTGAGATATCGGTTTCAAGTAGTGTCAAGTTCTTTCCATTCAGGTAGATTACGCATTGTTTGGGATCCTTTTGGTACTCCTTTGGGCGGAGCAGATTACAACACTGCATATGCCCAAGTGATTGATGTTTCAGAAAATAATGATTTCGTAGTTGAGATTGGTTGGGGACAATCAACCACTTGGAGAAATGTCATGCAAACACAACAACCACCTGATTATGCATATTCTCCCACACAATTGACAGATGATTCAGTTCGGGTTCCTTATAATGGTGCTAATATTGCCACTGTAGGTAATGGGACTATTAGTGTTTACGTGATGAATTCTCTCATCTCACCAGACAGTACAATAGATAATGATGTTGTGGTTTTAGTTTCTGTTTCAGGTGGTGATGATATGGAGTTTGCAGTTCCTACTAATAAACATGCCAATTTTCAATTGTCTCTTGCTCCAACATCTTCTCATGTTTTTTCTGGTTCTTTTGATAACCGTGTTCTAGATTTGCAATTTCCCGGATTAGCTGGAAACGTTCCACAATCAGGTTC